GTAATGGTGCAACTGGCAATGGAAACAATGCAAAATCTGCAAATGCCAATGCAAAATCTGCAAATGCCAATGCAAAATCTGCAAATGCCAATGCAAATGCTGGAAAACCTGCAAATGGTAATAATGCAAAATCTGCAAATAATGCAACTGCTGAAGCGCCTGCAAATAATGCAACTGCTGAAGAGCCTGCAAATGAATCCGCAGCAGAACCTACTGCAGGAGGTCGGCGTCGTAGAACCCCCCGCCGACGTAACCGATCCTCCCGTGCTCAACGACGCACACGTCGTGCCTCCCGTTCCAAGGCATAAATTGCTTTCCGTTCCCAGAATAGGGACTCATGGGAAATGCCTATGGAAAAGTGTTTATTGATAAAGAAGATAAAGATAGGCAAACTGAATTAATTAATGAAAGATATAGAGATGAGATCCATGATCTGATAGAGGACTCAAAAGAGCAACCTGAACTAAAGCAACTAAATAGCGTTTTGGATAAGGTTATTTCTAATATTGCCACTAGTGGAGGTACACCCTTACCATATACTGGTGCATTAAACACTGTAAATAGAATTATAAAATCTATGTCTCTAACACCTAATACAATAGATCGGGCAAGAAAAATTATAAAGGATCATATGGATGAACATACAAATATTATAAAGGATATAGCAGTAGATGCAGCAGAGGAAGCACTAAACGCAGCAAACGCCGCAGTAAATGCAGAAGATGCAGCATTAAAGGTACGTGTACCCCTCCTCGGAGTAAAATACGCATCAGATGCTGCAAAAAACATTTTAACTAAAGCTAACGCACTATCAACTGATGCAGCAACAATACTTACAGATGCAGCAACAATACTTACAGAGGCACTAGCAGAAGCAAACAAAGCAGCAGCAGAAGCGGCAGATGCAGCAGCAGCAGCAGCAGCAGCAGCCGCAGCGGCAGCGGAAGCAGCCTCAAAAGAAGCCGAAGCAGCCTCAAAAGAAGCCGAAGCAGCATCAAAAGAAGCCGAAGCCGCCGTAGCAGAAATAAACGATTTGCAGACGAAGCTGACGAATGAACAAGCATACACAGAAATTGAACTACTTAGAGATATAAACAAAGAAATTGATGATCAACTTATTGACATTACAAATGACACTATATTTGATTCAGCAAACAAAAAATTAGAAACACTCAAATCCCTTTCCTGGAAGATTCCTGATTTAGAGACATATTTAGAAGGAGTCAAGAAAGACTATGAATCCGCGCCGAAGACAGGAGATGGTGGAGGGGGTGGTGGTGGTGGCGGTGGTGGTGGAGCAGGCGGTTGTGCGGCTCAACCTCCAAGTTCTGGTAAATCTAGTAGTATAAGATTAGGTACAAATATTGATCTTAATGAATTGCAAAATTGGATTAAGGCTAATCGTGGTAACCCCCTTGTGACTGAGATTCAAACGGCATATGATGGTGGTAAGAGTGGTTGGACAGCAAGACTAAAAGCGGTTATAGGTAAAACTAAGGATATGACAGATACTGATAAATTAAAAATTACAATAGATACACAAGCACCAAAATTCAACAAAAAATTGCAATTTGGCGGTGCCCGTTCTTCCCGTCGAAACCGATCCTCCCCTGAACGGCAATCCTATCGTCGTCCTCGCACACGGGGAATTGCCACCAGGAAAAACCACAGACCGAAACAGGGAGAATGAATACGGCATCAACTATTGCACCCAGTGCACCACCGCCATTGAATAATAGTGCACCACCCGCATTGAATAATACTTCACCCAGTGCACCACCCGCATTGAATAATACTTCACCCAGTGCACCACCACCATTGAATAATACTTCACCCAGTGCACCACCCGCATTGAATAATACTTCACCCAGTGCACCACCGGCATTCAATACTATACCTAGTGCACTGCCTGTTATAGCGGGTGTTGCAGCATCTGCATCTGGTGGGAACAGCAATAATATGATGTGGTTTGGGCTGATTACATTCTTAAATATTGCTATCTTAGTTGCATTATTCACAGTGGGAAATTTGGAAGAAGTGGCAAAGAATTGGCCCAAATATCAATGCAACCCGATCTACATGCCCTTTGCCTCTGCATTTGGACATGACCCGGTTGAGAACTTTCAATTTTGTCTCGATTCCGTCTTTGCTGGAAAAGCTGCGGCTATCTTTGCTCCCCTGTATAATATTCTAAATGAATTTGGAGCTATTATTTCTAAAATTGTAAATGTGGCAATGGGACTTCGTAATCTATTTGCCAATATGTTACATAGTGTTCAAGACTTTTTAGGAAATGTAAAACAACGAATCCTAACCATTATCACGCAAATTCGCATTTCCTTTTTGAAAATGAATCAATTAATGGGTCGTGTCTTTGGAACTATGTTTGCCATTATTTTTATGGGAATTTCTGGATTAACGGCAGGACAAAATATTGCAACAAATAGTCTAGTTCAATTCTTATTTGAATTCTGTTTTGCACCTGAAACACCGGTGGAACTTGCATCAGGAGACATACGTATGATCCAAGATGTAAAGATTGGAGATTCCTTGGCTGCCATAGAAGGAGTCCATCCTGTGGTGACAAGTAAATTTGTCTTTGATGGATCCAAAACCTCCATGGTAAAGATTGGAGACGTTCATCTGAGTGCCGAACATTTGGTGGATGGAGTCGTTGCTGAAAAACATCCTGATGCAATTGCAGCATCTTCCATCCCACGTTTAGTCTGCATGAACGTCAGCGGGCATCAATTCCGTGTAGGAGGGTTGATTGTAAGTGATTATGACGAATCATCCGATGCAACCGTTATCCAAACCACGCAAGCATTAGCAGAAACAAAACTAAACGGAATCCCATCATCATTGACGACGGACTCCACCGTTCTATCCGTGCTCCAAGAGTATACCCTCGGTATTGAGGGAGATGCACTTGTATTGCTAACAGATGGAGCCTGGAAACCGCTTCATGAGATTCAAGTAGGGGATAATGTTCAAACAGGCGGAACCGTCTTAGGAACTGTAACAGAAATGGTAGACTATGGTGTCACTCTTCCTTGTGGAATGGTGGTGAGCGCCTCCCAACTTCTTTGGACCGGCAATAGCTGGAAACGAGCTGCCGTTGCCTATCCCAAGTCCATTCAACAAATCAAGAAACCCTTGTACCAACTTTTTACAAAACAGTGCAGTTCCTTCCATGTGAAATATAATGATGTTGAGGTATGTGTCCGTGAATATCGTGAACTAGCAGATCCTGCCATGGAAGATTCTTACCGTGAAGAACTGGCATCATAATATTCTGATAAAAATTGCTAGGTTAGATTATCACGAAAGGGATAATCTAACCAACGTAATTTTTATCAGAAGAAGAACGCTTCGCATTCTTCTGATAAAAATTGATAATCTATAGAATCATATCTTATAATTCTATAAATACAATGGCATCCAATCACGTAACAGTGGTAGCCTCCTACAGGGAGACTGTAATTGGTGTGCAGATTACGGCGCATAAAGCGCCATCTGCCGTTCGAACCCCCTTTCATCTTGTGCTCCTTGTGGACGTAAGTGGAAGTATGTCAGGTGAACGAATTAATGAAGTGAAACATACGATTCTTGAATTAATGAAATTGATGGATCCTATGGATTATATTTCGATTATTACATACCATTCTACTGGAGATGTCTTATTGAATTCTGTAAAGATGGAAGGAGATACGGCTGCTTATATGGCAGCTGTAAGCTCTATCCATATTATGGGTGGAACGAATCTAGAAGCAGGTTTATCCAAGTTATCGGAAATTACTCTTCCTCCTAGTTCTGTCTTTCTCTTAACCGATGGACAGATTATGGAAGGAAATACCGATCCAGCTTATTTAATTACCTATGCAAGATTAACACTTCCTCCTGACACCCCCATTCATACATTGGGATATGGTCCCGACCATAACCAAACCTTTCTACGCGATCTCGGTCTACGAAGCCATGCTTCTTATACCTATGCCGATCGAAATGAAACAATCCCCTTAATTATTGGAAATATATTAGGAGGTCTTACTACCGAAGTAGGACGATCTACCAAATTAATCATTCCTGCTGGATACAAATCCTTAGAATTAAATTTTGACGGATGCATTGGACGCCTGATTGATGAAAAGACCCATTGGGTCTTATTGGAAGCAGTCGATCCCTCAACCCCCCTTCCAACCGAAATTGAATTTCATTGGAGTGATGGCGTGGAGCATGTGGAGCGTGTTGCTCCTATTCCTACGGAAACACCTGAATTATTGACAGAACAAGTCTTACGGGCTCAAACTGCTCAAATCTTGTCAACTGTGACTGATTTGCTTTTGAATCGCAAGTATGAGGAAGGAAAAACCCTCCTACAAGAATTAAAAGTAAAATTAGATACAAGTGTTGTGAAAGCACGTGTATTAATTATTCAACTGCGTGCACAAGTGGATAGCATGATTGAAGGTCTTGCCCCCAGTCCACATGCAGGTCATCCTGCCTTTGGAGGCATTCCTCCCCCTCCTCCCATGTTGCAACGGGTGCTCTCCTCAGGAGCCTCCACCACTGCCTATGTGAGTTCACAAGGAGGAGTATTATCTGCTCCTCCTTTGACCCCTCTTCATTCTCGCTTGGTCTCTGAAATGCCAGACCCCTTCAGCACACCAACACAACGAGCCAATATGCGCACCTTGTCGCAGCCCATTCATAGTAATAGTTCTGCTGCTGCAGAACCGTATGAAGATGAAGACATTTCCTCTGCAGGAGATGGAAGCTATAATTTCACACCGTTTGCAGGAAGCAACAGTGCTGCTGCTCCTTCTCCTACTCCTTTTCTATCAAGGTCTACTCCTCTCTCTCCTCCACCCCACGAAGAAATTAGTGATGATGAGAATAAATAATCTTCTTATATAATAGAAATGGATGCCAGTGATCGAACTCGCTTACGAAAAGCGCGTGCCTGGTATTTTGCTCAAAAAACAACCCTTCGTAAGGCACAGCCAACCGCAGATTGTTTTTCTTACACCACATGTACACCTACGACTTGCAAAGTGACCTTTCCTTCCTACGATGCCAAGTACAACTATTTTATTGGAAAGAATGATTGCAATAATACAACCTGCCAGATTAATGGAGGTGGATGTTAACTGGAGGAATATCTTTTTTTTCTTTGTCTCGTCCATCAGAAAGATGGAAGAGACAACCAAACGCTTGGAACAAGTGATGATAGTAATGAGCAAACTACGTGATGATTTAAAACTGCCCATGGGGTGTGCAGCAGTATTGGAATTGAAATCCCGACTTTCAGACTGGGTCCGAACAGGAACTGCCTGGTCTGGAACCATTGACTTTCGTGAATTCGGTCGCATGGCAGAAGTCACCTGTCCTAAAAATCCTGAGAAACTGTTGGAGGTGCGCTTGCGGGTTGTCCGTGCAGGAAAACAGTCATAAAGATAGAATGAGTAATCGCTGGTTTGATTCCTCTCGCCAAATCTTTTGGGACAACAACCAACAAGATTTAAGCATTCCAGGATCCGTGAATGCACAGTCTGCAACCTTTGACAGTGTCTATGCACCAGAACTTTATCCTCAAATTGCAGGAGCTTCCATTGGAGCCAATCTTACGCCAGTTCCTTCGATTACACCTGGAGATGATTGGCGATCTGTTGCCATGAGTGCTTCTGGACAATATCAATCCGCAGCTCCATATGGGAGTGATTTAAAGATCTCACGTGATTATGGAGCGACTTGGCAAAACGCCTTCATTGGAAATTTTAAAAAAATATCAGTATCCGCATCAGGTCAATATCAAACAGCTGTTCAAGATAGTGCAGCTATACATATATCTTCAGATTATGGTGCAACATGGATTAGCAGAAATATATCTACAACCTATGAAAGTGTTTGTATTTCTGCTTCTGGTCAATATCAAACAGCAGTTGTTGATAATGGACTTGTCTATGTTAGTTCTGATTATGGTAACACTTGGACTTCAAAACTTACCAGTCAAACTTGGAGAGATGTTGCTATGAGTGCCAGTGGTCAATATCAAACTGCGATTGGTATTGATGCAAGCGCGTATCGATCCAACAATTATGGTGTGAGCTGGAGCCCTGTAACAGTAAGTGCTGGTGTGACCAGCTATTTGCGTATATCCATGTCAGCCACGGGACAATATCAAGCCGTTGTGAATAATGGTGTAACGGATAATATCCATCTAAGTAATGATTATGGAATCACTTGGGCAACGACTGGATTGACGTTATCTTGGAATAATATAGTCGTAAGTGCATCCGGTCAATATATGATTGCTTATGAAGTAGATTCTTCTCATCTCTGGATTTCTACCGATTACGGTGTTACATGGAATACAAATTACGTTGCTATAACGAATTTGAGTGGAATGGCACTTTCCGCCTCAGGCAACTATTTTACAATTGTAATTCAGACAGATACAATCTATACAAGTACCACCCCTGTGATTCTTCCCAATATACAGGGGAGTGTATTCAATATAAGTTCGCTTGTAGGAGATATTGCTCAAATTAGTTCACTTACCACCAGTTCATTTAGCACTCTTATTGCAAATATTGGATCACTCAACACAAGTTCCATTGTTATTAATAGTATCGATAATAGTACAGCTCAAATCAGTTCATTGACTGCTGTGAATATGTCATCCTTGCAAGGACAGATTGGAGATCTTATCACAAGTTCCATTGTCTCCAACAATCTGAGCAGTTTAACCGGTCAGATCAGTTCCTTGATTACGTTGAATATTTCAACAGTACAGGAAACTGTAAATGCTCTGACAGCAAGTTCCATTGTCTCTAACAATGTAAGTAGTTTTACCAGTCAGGTAAGTTCTTTGACAACCTTGAATATGTCTTCGCTGCGAGCACAGGTAGGAGGATTGACCACCAGTTCCATTGTTTCCAACAATGTAAGTAGTTTTACTAGTCAAATCAGTTCCTTGATTACGTTGAATATTTCAACAGTACAGGGAACTGTAAATGCTCTGACAGCAAGTTCCATTGTCTCCAACAATGTAAGTAGTTTTACAGGTCAAATCAGTTCGCTTATTGCAAATAATGTAACCAGTTTAACAAATCAAACCAGCAGTATCACTGCAAATTCTATTGCACCCATCAGTTATTACAGTTGGCAAACCACAACTTCAAACGATAACTTTAACACAGGACTCACACCCTTATTCAATCAACAAGGAAGCAACTTTACATTAGAATGTTATTTGTATCCTACTTTTCTTGGCACCTTCAACACTGTTCTTTCAGTCAATAATGGAAGTATAGCAACTGGAGGAAAAGAGTTTCGCATTTATTATAATGGATCAAATGGATTTGGAGCTGGGTATCCGAGTGGGACTACTACAACAGGATTCACAACGGGTTCTGCCATTGCGTTAAATGCATGGTACCATCTAGCACTTGTTCGCAATACTACAAATATCACATTGTATTTAAATGGTTCTAACTGGGCAACTGCAACCATGTTTAATTATACAACCTCTGAAAATCGTCAACTCCAAGTATTTGCTCCTCGTGATGGAGTACAGACTGGTCAAGGATATATTAACAGTATTCGATTTACAATAGGACAAGCGTTGTATACAGGGACATTTACACCCCCCACACAACAACTTACAACAACTACTGTAGGAACGTCTGGTGCGAATGTGGCAGCCAGTATCACTGGAAGTGTAGCTTTATTAGGTGCTGTCACAAATAGTTTTACAGATCAAGGTTCAAATGCCTTGCCCCTAACAGTTGCAGGAAGTCCTATCATATCATTATCTACTCCTACAACCTTTGTTTCCACTCTTACATTCAACGGTGGTGTAACATTTAATGGTCCTGGACGAATCTCCACATTCATTGTTGGTTCCTCCAATTTACCTCCTGTTTTTTCAACAAATGATCATTTGTTTGTAAATGGTTTTTTTGATGTTTATAATACAACAAGCGCAAGTACCTTGATTCGTATGGCGGGTGCTTTCGGTACAAATTATATTCAATCAGGACGTGCAAGTACAGCCTCTACCTTTGCTCCAGCAGATATCGTGTTTGGTTCACCAGGTGCAGTATCTGAATATGTACGGTTTACAAGCACTGGTCGTGTTGGAATTGGTACGGCAAGTCCTGCCAATACCTTGGATGTGATTGGAACAACAAGTTTCAATGGATATACACGAATTGGTGGTTCAAATGCATATTATGATGATGGTGCTGGTCGCAATCTATTTGCAATTAATACAAGTAATAACGCAAATTATGGAATGCAGATTGCATCTCCTAGTTCTTTTATGCAGTTTGTACCCAATGCAAGTGCTAGTATAAATTTGATTCGATCTGCAAGTAATACTAGTGGAACCTTAGTTGGACAAGATTTAGGCTTTCAAATAGGAGGAACAGAAGTAATTCGATTTACGAGTACCGCTCGTGTTGGAATTGGTACGGGAACTCCTGCCTATACCTTGGATGTGACTGGAACAGGACGGTTTGTAAATGAGGGGGAGGCTCTTCGAGTTCAAGCAACACAGAATTCCAATTCACTCTTTACAACCTTTCAAAAAGCAACAGTCACATCATATGTCGGTTGGTTTGGATTTGGTCTTCAAGGACTTGCTTACTCGAACTATTTTGGAATGCAAGGTAGTGTTAGTACAAGTCTTGCCTTTTATACAGGAACAACAAGTGGAGGTAGTCCATCCTTATTTTTAGGATCCAATAGCCGTGTAGGAATTTTAACAGATACTCCTGCATATACCTTGGATGTAAATGGCACAACAAGATTAAAGGATACATTATTGAGTGGTACATTAACGATTCCATCTACAACTACTGCAAATTCCAGCAGAATTGATTTTCCTGCTACCAACTATTCCATTGTATGTGGTGTATCAACTCTTGGGGGTACAAATCAAGTTGCAAATAAATGTCAGATAATGACGTATACCGGTGCTGCTGTTATTTCGGCATTTACAGTTGGTACTGATCGTACAAAATTAATTGGAATTAATAATTGCAATGACCCTCAATATACACTGGATGTGAATGGTTCAACCCATCAATCAAACAATCTAACCACATGGGGAGTTACATCTGATCGACGCATTAAAACAAACATTGAATTTGCTAACTTGGATATTTGTTATTCCTCCATTCAAGCCTTGACATTACGACGATATGAATATGATAGCAATGTATTCCCAAATCGGGAAGATAAACATGTAATTGGATTAGTAGCACAAGAAGTGCAACCTATTTTTCCAAAGGCAGTTACGCAAACTTCTTCCTTTGGATTTTCAGATTTACTTGGAATTGATTATGATCAACTCTACATGGCAAATTTAGGAGCCACCAAAAAACTCATGGATGTTATTGAGCAGCAAGGATCCACCATTCAAGGAATGCAACAACAGTTAAGCACACTGCAAAAAAGTTAACCACCTACTTACGTAATTTGAAAGTCCTTCTGTTCCTCGTCAAGAACAACAGATGAAACATTTGGAAGAGGTGAAGGAGGATCCTGTCGATAAAGAAACCAATATTTTTTATAAATGTTTGTTGCAGTTTTTTCATGAAACATGACACTGTCTACAATGGGGCGAATAGAAGCAGTCATTTTATCCGCAGATATTAAACAAGAAAGATATTTTTCTTTTTCAACATAATCATTTACAGCTAGAATATAGGTTCTCATTTCCTTCATAATCTGTTCAATTCTACGATAGGTTGTATGAAGGACAAAGCTATATGGATAGTGTTTATAAAACATATCCTCAAAATAAATCTGATTGGCATAGTATATAATATTTTTCTCATAGTTTGCACACCATTTCACTCGCTCAATTGGGTCCGTTGGATATATAGGGATGGAAAACATGATTATACATATTTTAGAAAAAAATATGTATAATCAATTTTAATAATTACATCCATCCTCCATGTTGATGAACATGAATATTCGGTGGCAAGGAAGAAGGATCATAGGGGTACTTTCGTCGAATATGACAATACATTCGATTTGTTTGCTTCATTATATCACGAATGGCTAAATTTGTATCACGAATAAAGTAATGCTCATTGTCTTTTGGAAAGAGGTTTAGAAACTCTTCTGCATGGAGATGAAAATATTCTTTTAATAGTTGTGTATAATTACTCATATATTTTATAGAATGTAATGCATCATTCATATGATAAATATTCTTTGTTTTTTTCCATTCATCATAGTGAGTTGTAACCAATCTGAAATAATCTTCTAAATGATTTTTATGATAAGAATACCATATTAGTTTATAATCAAGATGATCATTGTCAAAGGGGTAGGCTGGGAAGTCCATCCTGGTTGATCCCTCCTACATGTATCTTAGAGTTTATCAATTTTAAGAACGTAAGGCAGTAATATGCGTATCAGGACTATACCATCCATTCTTCCCATTATGTACATCTAGAATCGTCTTGAAGGCATATTCATATTGTTTTGCTACGTTGTACATATCATACAACTTCACAGCTCGCTCACGGATATAGGCACGATCAAACTTGCCATCCAATGCCATTTGAATGCCGTAACCGTAATCTGCCAAGGTGTGGCAGCGAAGTCCTGTTTTAAAGTTTTCCACGGTTTCCGTTTGTGCACCATAATCTTTGGTAATCACAGGAGTTCCACACAACTGCGCTTCCACGGCTACGCCGCAAAAGGGTTCGACAAATCCCGTAGGGGCAATACATGCCACTAACGATCCTAGATAGTCGGATCGTTCCAGTCCATGAATGGGAGGCTTGTAAAAGATGTTTGGTTCCACCAAATAGCGAGATGGATCTCCTTGCCCGCACAACACAAAGCGTGTGGTGGGAAACTTGCGTGCCATTTCCACAATTTCATGACATCCCTTTCCATCATAGATTCGTCCAAGAAATCCCACTGTATTCATCTTCGGAGTGGGATTAAAGGTCCAATGACTCACATCAAAATAATTCGGAACCACAAACCAATAATCTTTTCCAAATCCTCGTTCAAGATGTCCATGCAACCAGGCATACGATTCAAAAATACGATAGTTTAAAGAGGAATTGGGATAGCCAATACCAGATTCCACAGCAATAATGGGAAGTCCGTCAATTCCTTTGTAAGGAAACAACGGAACACAGAAAATATCTGTTGCAGTACTTCGATAATGTTTCATAAGTTCGGTTCGAAGTCGTTTATTAAATTCAATGTATAAGGGAGTATCAAAATTGGCAAGCTCTCCTACAAATTGAGTGGGATCGGATAACTTTGCCCGAATCGTTTCCATGGATAATTCTGGTTTTACAACCTTATAACTTTGTTCTCGCATGGCAGACCATTCTTCTTTTGTCATTAACTGAATTTGTTCATTTGCCCCTGATTCAGATCCTTCCACTCCGTAATGGTACACTTCAAAGCCGCGACTGCGCATCATCGGGGCAAAACGGAGGACCTTTCCCGTAAAAGCACAATGACTGTACTCCAGGCGGGTAATGGTGTGAGGAATGGCAGGAATGTGGAGACGGATGGTTGCCATTTTACAAATAAAATAGAGTTTACAAAGCAAAATATACCTCAACTTAAGATCTGCGGCGTGTCTTTCTACGGTTTAAACGTCGCGTATTTGAATGTCGTGTTCGAGATCTTGATCGTTCATTTGGTTGAGCAAATAGTTGTGCAGCACTCTGTAAAGCATTCTTTTGCACTGCAGCATTCCGTTGAAGGTCCATTCTAATTGCATTGTCAAGAGCTTCTTTAATTTCTGGTATCAAATCGCATCCTCCTCTTGTTGCACTATCAGTCGGTCTAGCACCGGCGCGAATGAGTGCAATTGAAATATTAATATATATTGGTCTTAGATCTACTGCTTCATTGTTTGAGTCGCCATTGCTATTGCTTTTATCTTTATTACTATGTAGCACTGATATATATAATGCAGTTCGTTTCGTATTTTTTCTGACTAGATTCATAGCATTAATATTTGCTCCTTTTTCTATCAGTTTTTGAACAACAGATAATAATCCCTTATCAGCAGCATGATATAAAGGATATATATAGTTATTATCAAACATATTTGGATCTGCTCCTTTATCAAGCATTTTTAGTGCTACAGCCTCTAACTTCTTCTTAATTGCATATATTAATAATGTATTTCCGTTAGTATATGTGATATTCATATTAATTCCTGTATCAAGAAGTTTTAATACTGTTGGTATATCCATATCAGTAATTGCCTCGAAAAGAACCTGACTATATTCTGTTGGATCTGTATGCCTATTTTCAAGCGGTTTTTTACCAGATGAAATAAACCACCCCCCATATATAATATTATATAATTTGCTTGATTGAGATGGATCTGCAGGAGCAGATTGAATATTCAGTATATCTATTATTAATGGATAATTTGGATTAATAGATATCGATGAAGTATAATTATGGTCAATACCTATATTATTTAAATGTGTCATATATTCGTCAAATGTTATTGTCCTACTCTTTGTAGCTACTTGAATAAATCTTTTAAATATGTCTGTATATTTTGGATTATCAAGAACAGATGTATATTCGCCAGATTCATTTAGTAATATAGAATCTTTATCTGTTTTATTTATATTTGTATATAATATTGATAATCTTGAATGATTAATTGTATCTGGCAATGTAGGATCTAATTTATCAAAATTATCTGTAGAAATTGCTTCCTGCACCATATATATATAATACTTAAGAAATGAGTGTATTACATTATAATTATACCACGTATCTATTATAAATATACTTTTTGGTGTATATTCATTTGTTACAGAATCCTTATATAGTGTAAATAAATATACAATCTTGTTTATTTCTTTTACACATATTGGAAATCCATTATGAATTGTAAATAACAGAGCCTTTACAAACACGGGTACTACCCCATATATTCTAGTATTTGTATTATAGTAATACCATCGTTTATTACATAATATAAATCCTGTAGCATGTCCAGACTTTTCTATCTTTTCTGTTTTTGTATAATAGTCCATATTTATACTAATTCCAATTGCGGAATCAAATAATGCATCTATATTATTAACTTCACCATTATTTATTATAAGAGCTTCTGCTCCAAAGTCTATATCAAATATATGCATTAGTTCATTAAATAATATATGTGGACGATCATCTCCCGCATTATCTTTAGCATACGACCTATTTCCTCGTACAAATACTTTTTCATTTTTCTGAAGGGATGCCCCCATCGTTTTTGCATAATTTCCAGATGTTGTGCGTTTTAATATGGCGTGAGGAGATGTATCGGTTTTTAACATTTCATTAAAATCAGTTCTTTCCCTTGGATCACATGTTTTTAAATAATTATAATGATTTTTAAATCTCTCTCGCATAGCCATTATTCCTCGTATATAATCGTCTTTTCGATATCTTGGTATTATTTTATTTTCTATTGCTATATCTATTTTGTTATTCAAATCATAATCCGTTAGAGTCAAAAATAAAGGTTGTGTAATATTTAAAAGTTTATCTGAAAAAAAGAAAAGTGTCATAACTGTATTCACCCAGCATTCTCCAATATAATTTTTTAGTCCAATAATATCACATATAGGTACAATTTCTGATCCAGATGACAATGCACCAGATGAAAATGCACCGGAAGAGGATGTATACGTCTTTGATTCAGATGAGCTCATCTCTAATATTATACAAATAATATTAGAGATTGGTATCAAATGGTTGCAGCCTGTTATAGTTAAGGAATGGCAGATATATACAGACCTCAACTTAAGATCTGCGGCGTGTCTTTCGACGTTTTGAATGTCGCATATTTGAACGTCGTGTTCGAGATCTTGATCGTTCATTTGGTTGAGCAAATAGTGTTCCAGTACTTACATTTTTTCTTGCTAGATTATGTTCACGTTGTAGATTTGCTTTGTGTTGACGTTTTAGATTTGCTTGAACTGCTTGTTGATTTGCTTGATTAAACATTTGTGCAGCACTCTGTAGAGCGTTCTTTTGCACTGCAGCATTCCGTTGAAGGTCCATTTTAATTGCATTATCAAGAGCTTCTTTAATTTCTGGTATGTAATTGCATATTTCTTTACTATTAGTCGGTCTAGCACCAGCATGAATGAGTATAATTGAAATATCAATAAATATCTGTCTCTTACTCATAGCAGACTCATACACATTGCCATAAACCTCATACTCATCATACTCATCATCCTCATCATATATCCCTATAATACGTCTAAATACTACATCCAATGCAGTTCTGCCAAATTCATTCCTAGCATTAACTATTGCTCCTTTTTCTATCAGTTTTTGAACAACAGGTAATACTCCATTCGTAGCAGCATAATGTAGAGGATATGTATCATGGTGATCTGGAATATTTGGATTTAGTCCTGTATCAAGAAGTTTTAAAGCAGTTTGTACATCCTTTTTGCCAATTGCTATAAAAAGAAGTTTATTACGTATTATATCATCTCCATGCCTATTTTTAAGGGGTTGTCTACCATATGAAATAATATACGCATCATATATTATATTATATATAATATCTTTTTTCATAGACGGATCTATAGGAATATCTTGAAGATTTGGTATATGACTGAATGAAAATGTATAGGGATTATTAAATTTTAAATCTTGTATATATTTCACTAACTCAGCTTCATTATTTGAATCTAATAAATTGGATATATTTGTTATATATGTCATATATTTATCAAATGTCATAAGATCTCCACAAATAAGTTTAATAAATGTTTCAAATATACGTATATATTTTGGACTCTTTGTAACAGATTTATCTATTTTATCTTCACCTCGTAATACAGTGTCTTTATCCACATGGGATATTACTAATCTTGAATGATTAATTATATTTGATATTATAGTGCGTAATATAGAAAAATCCAAATTTGAAATACCTGTATATAAACTATTTATATACAATGCAATAAATGATTGTATTATATTAAAATTATACCAGTCAGAATCTATAAATATACTTATTGGTGTATATTGATTTGTTGTAGGATTCATATATACTGTAAGCAAATATACATTATTTTTAAATTCTTTTAAACATATTGGAAATCCATTCTGAATTGCAAATAATATAGCTTTTATAAATTCAGGTGTCACATGATATAATGTAGTATTTGTATTATAGTAATACCATTGTGTATTGCATAATATAAATCCTGTATCATGTGATGAATCTTCATCCATTTGTGTTCTTAAATAATAGTTCATACGTATACCAATTCCAATTGCAGAATCAAATACTGTATCTATATTACTATTTTTTTGTTTGTTAAGAATTTTTGCTCCAAAATTTATATTAAAAATATGCATTAGTTCATTAAATAGAATATCTGCATATGCATCTCCTGCAGTATCTTTGTCGTAAAAATGAGGTCCTCGTTTAACTACTTGTACATTACGCTGAAGTGATTCACCCATAGCTAGTGCATATTTTCTAGATGTTGTGCGTTTTAATATGGCGTGAGGAGATGTATCTTTTTTTAACATTGCATTAAAATCAGCCTCTCCCGTTAGATCACATGTTTTTAAATAATTATAATGATTTTTAAATCTCTCTCGCATAGCCGTTATTCCTCGTATATAATCATCTCTTCGATATCTTGGTATTATTTTATTTTCTATCGCTATATCTATTTTATCATTCAAATCACCGTCCGTTAAATTAAAAAATAACGGTTGTGTTATCATTCGAAGTTTATCTGAAAAAAAGAAAAGTGTCATAATTGTATTGATCCAACATTCTCCAAAATAATTTTTTAGTCCAAGTTTATCACATAGAGGACGAAAATTTGATCTAGAAAAAGATTTATCAGGAGAGACTGTACCGGAAAGGACTGTGTCGCCCGTCTTTGATTCAGAAATATCTCTGTCTGAAAAGAATGCACTATTATTTGATTCAGAATTAGAATTTGATTCAGAATCACTAAATACAGATGAGCTCATCTCTAATATTAGAACGTATTTGTTATATTGGAAGCAATTTATAATGGAACTCCATTCTTTTCTAAAAAAATAGTATAATTTTTTAATGCTACATCATGTGAATATATATATGTATCCCCTACTTCAAAATAAGTATAATCTTTACAATATTTATCAGTTGTATCTTTTTCCATAATCGGAATTGCAAAACACATAATTGCTTCAAAAAAACGATACGACCAAGGACACCCTCCAACAGGACATATTACAAACTTACTGAGTGACATATTTGTATAATAATCCATATCATATGCATATTTTTTTGAAGGATCGCGTCCATACGTCGAAGTTTGAATGAATGAACTTGGTGTTTGAAAATCATATACCCATTTTCTAGAATCTGTAATAAGACCTTTAAAATAATATTCATATCGTTTTTCTTTTGATAATCCTGAAATCATAGAGATCATGGAGGGTGGAAACAGTAATCCATATATTTGATGATTAATGGTAGTTGTTCCCAATATATGATTTATTGAAAAAGTATTATATCTTCCATGCATTCTTTCTTCTATGAATTTTTTTCCATAAAATTCTTGTAACATTTCACAACCTGTATATCTTACAACAGATGTAGAAAGTGCAGAAAGACTTGTTTTAATATAGGCATAATATGCATCAAAATCAAATTTGACAGTGTAAGGAGTGCATTTCTCCAGTTCGTCAATGGTTACATGAACGTATTCCCTTCCAACAGATGCATAATAATCACGAAATTTAAATTCCCCTCCTAATACATTATTTGACAAAATAGTATGATAAGCAGGAATCCCATAACTATCGGCTAAAATAATTCCATGAAGACTACTTGATAAAATGATTTCACACTCGTGAAGTTCTTCTATAAATTTATTGGGTGTTTCAGATTGACAAATATCAATAATTTTCCATCCTTTGTCACGCGCTTGCTGTACTATAGGTACAGTTTTATCAATATAATGAGGAATAAATCCTACTTTGTACTTCTTACAAGATGTTGATGGTGGTATAATATAACGAAGTAACAGACCGAGATCTCCATAGCGTTCAGGACAGTCAATACCAGCATCTACATATTTCTTTCGTGTTAATGGTCCTCGTACGGATAGAATCTGTTTGGGTGGTTGAACCGGCATATCTTCTTTGATAAATCCAGATCCACAAATAATATCCTGAGATGCATTATGAGGAATCACTCCTAAGATGGAACCAGCTCCAAAGATGCATGGACCTGATTCTTTCTCTCTTATATATCGTGTATCCCATATAACTTTTTTATATGTAGGAGATGATAGAAAATGATTAAAAAAGAGTGGATTCATTCCATCTCCAATATTGGGACTAAAGGAATAATAAACATTCATTTCTTTTTAATATACACAATATTATTTAAAGAATAATGCGCAATGATCTGTATAATGGATCACATTGAAATTATTTCTCCTTCTTATAAATTTGATGATACAAAAAAGCCAGTCATTCCAAAAATTTTACATCTAATTTGGGTCGGAGAAGATGCTGCGCCTGCAAATTTAGAACTATATAAATCACAATGGAGAACATTAATGCCACATTGGACAATTCGTCTCTGGACAAACGTTGATCTTCATGAAGGAGAATTCTCACCTCTGATTCTTAGAAATATTCTAAAAGCAACAAAAGGAGCTCAAAAAGCAGATATTATGCGATATGCAATTATGTATAAATATGGCGGTGTCTATATGGATGCAGATGTTATACCCTATCGATCATTGGATCCAATTCTTTCACTTGGACGAGAAGTAGTACTATGCCATGATTTACCTCTTACATGGTCGTATATTGCAATTGGTTTTTTTGCATCTGTACCAAATCATCCCTTATTCAAAAGTCTTTGTGATGCATGTTCGATAGAACTTGTATTAAATACATCGGATATTCATATGAAAACTGGACCCAGATTATTTGGGATACATGTATTTAGTGTAATCCCTACGGAACCATACGTATTATTGCCAATATATAGTTTTTATAGAAATATACGGGGTCAATTAAATTTTGATTCTATTAAAAGAACTAGCGATGATGATACACGCTTTGGCTCTCATACTTATGCTAAAATGTGGTAAAATATATAATAATGTCCCGAAAGACCTATTCCATCGACCGTCCTATATCTACGATTACCAATATGGTTTTCATTTTATAGTATATGGATTAAAATATTATTACAAGATAATACTTAAATAACAGTGTCATATATTATACATATTCAAGATGGATAAGTGGAACACATCTTACAAACATATAACAAAGGAGATGGGACCGATTGCCTATGGTGATACATGCACCTATGGAAAAGGGTATGAGTTTTTAAAGACATGTAGAAAGATTGAGGATTGGGGATGCGGATTAGGTGGATTCAAGCGCTTCATAAAATCTGATGATGGCATTGAATATGTTGGAATTGATGGATCTATAACCCCTTGGTCGAATATAAAAGCGGATCTTGTAACATATAAATCCGAAACAGAAGGTATTTTTATGCGCCATATCATTGAACATAATGTTGAATGGAATAGAGTCTTACATAATGCATTTCAATCCTTTACAAAGAAGATGTGTTTAATCTTATTTACACCTTTTACGGAAGTAACAAGACAAATTGCTTATAATTTAGTTCATGGAGTTGATGTACCAGATCTTTCCTTTTCAAAACAAGATTTAATCAATATCATAGAACAATATGGAATCACCTATCAATTGGAAACTTATAAAACGAGTACGCAATATGGAGTAGAACACGTCTTTTATCTAGAAAAATAATATAATCCTTCTTTACAAATGGAAGGTATCTCCTTCATTATCAAAGTTCGAAATGAAGAAGCTACCTTGGAACAATGCATTCGATCCTTATTTCCAATCACCATTCCTCATGAAATTATTGTGATTCTTCATTGTTGCACGGATCGATCCAAAGAAATAGCGGAGTCTCTTGCCAAGGAACATTCGACTATTTCCATCCATGAATATTCAGTGGAAATTTCTAAAGCAGGATATGAGACTCTTGCAACGGATGTCACCTCCCCACATAGCTTAATGACCTATTACAATTGGTGCATTGCCAAAGCCAAGTATGTTTGGAAATGTAAGTGGGATGCAGATTTTCAAATGACTCCTGAACTTCTCACCTATATTCATACAAATAAAGAGTTGTGGAAAAAACATAGTCAAATTATACGATTAGGGGCTAAAAATAGTACAACTGTTGAAATGAGTGATTATTTTACATCCTGTAAACTATACTATCTAAAACATATGTTTTGGGAAGTTCCTTATTATGAATTTTATAAGGGTCAATTTGAAAAATATATACTCAAAGACATTTATATTGAACATTGTTCCGAGTTAAAAGATGTTAAACCATATTGGTTACGAGTTCCTTGGTATGAAACAGAAGATTCAGAGGAAGCACGACTTGTAAAATCACGGATGGAGCAACTTATAAAAGACTTTGGACCCGAACCAGTTGGATTGGCACGAAGTATGAATCCTGCGTGTGAACATATTGATCAAATAATTCAACGTGCAAAACCATCCTATGTACAGTTTAAGAAATAATCTATATGGTAAGAAATGAACCTTACTATGATTATTACAGCCTCCTAAAAAATTGATCTTTATCACATTTATATGTTATAAATGTAATAAAATGCCTTGCGAATGTTATTGCGATTGTGATGAACCGCCTGAAGAGGACGACGATCATATATCAAGATGTCCCATGGATACCTGTGAAGGAGATGATTGCAACCGTAAACTCGAAGATATTTGCGAATGTGAAGAATGTCCAAATGAAGATTGTTATTGCACCTGTCACGATACATGCGAAGATTGTGGTCGTTACTGTCACAATCTAGTCTGCCGTTGCGATTGTCATGACCAAGAGGAAGAAGAAAAAGAAAAAGAATCGATGGAAGAACTGTTAGATAAGATTCGAGCAGTATTAAGTTCCAAACAAACAGCTGAAGAAACCATTTCACAATTGAAAAAATTACTTGATCTTCCCACATAAAAAATTGATACTCCATACGTGAGTGTATCTATTTTTTAATTACAAGATGGGTATGTTTCCATATACATGTGAACTTTGTGGTGGCGGATATAGTCGGTGCGTCTATGGAGGGCATCCTCCAGACTCCTACACAGGAGAGGAGAAAGAGTACAAAGGAACCTTAGACCCGTGTAAGGATGGTCAATTCTGTTGGGAAGACAATTGTATTATTTCATCAAGTGAGATTCTACATGTTCCAAATGGAATAACAGCTCCAGATCTCAAATCGATTCCACGCATGCGAGCCATTTATGATGGCTATGGATGCTTTGATATAGATGAAATGAAATATCCTGCATGCAAAGATTATAAATTTGTAAGTATTGATTTTGATACAAGTAATATGGATCGATATAGTGATCAAGTTATTATTCGTGTCATTGCCTTTTGTTCCTCCTGTTATGGAGATTTTGAACTTGAGGCTTAGACACGACGACGCCGACGCGTTTTTTTACGATCATAGGATACTAACTCATCTCGAAAGGGATGATTGATGGCTCCACCATGAAGAAAGGCATCTTTGATCACCTCCTCAGGAGATGCTTTAAAATCAACCACATGTATCTTCATATCTGGTTTTATAACAGATGGAGTTTCATGAAATAATATATGAAGTGCTCCCCATCCATGGTGTCCGTCAATGACCACTTTTTTTCCATTGCGTGCAGTTGCAATATAAAATGGTTTTTTAAAGATTTTAGGAACAATTCCTTTTTCAAGATCTTCTTTTATTACACGAACAGATTCCGTAAGTTTGGATTGACGTATTTCTTTTTGTGTAACATATAATCCTACAAACTTCTTTACATTCATGGTATGAACTGTGTGGGAAAGTTTCATCTTGTTTACAACCTCTTCACTCATGGCAGGCATTAAGACACGTGGTACCCCTTGATTTAATAAACCGGGTGGGTGTTTGCATCGAAGTGTCTTACATGCATTCTTCTCTGTATGATTTTTAGGAAGTGGAAGATGAATCATATCATTCCACGACTTAGAACTATTTGCATCTAAATCCAGTTTAATTAATGATTTATCCAATCCCTTCATTCCTACTAATAGTCAAATAACATTCCTGCACGACCGCCAAAGACCTTCATCACATTCCAGGTAGTGGTCCACACATAGGCATTGACGGAGGGGGGTGTACCTCCTCCTCGTGCCGGATTTAAGCGAAGATACAATTCCTTTTTTTGAATCTTATCCCAATTGGCTTCCCCTCTTGGAGCGTAGGTTTCTCCTATAGAAGAATCTTCATCTCCTTGCAAGGATGGACGAAGACCGAACGACCAGGCGTAAATATACCGATCATGTACGGCAGTTTTTTTGTAATGCAACGTGGGAACTAAAGTTCGAAAAAAAGATCCACCCGTTTGATCAAATCGTTCTTCGCCATTGTATAACAGGGTAGCACCGGCTAAGGGTTCTGATAAACTGTTTCGAAAGGCAGGTAACACCATCCAATCATTTTCTTGGTTTAGCGTTAATTGTGCATCCGGCCACCAAGGAGCAGCAACTCCTCCCCCAGACAAATCGCGTGTGAACAAAAACCATGCGTTGTAATCTGCGGCTTCAGGGCGTTGCAGCACCCACAAAATTTCTTTCGTCGGATTGCGAAGTTCTAAGGGAATATGCATTTCTGTCGCTCGTTGAGAGGCTAATACAGGAACTGCATTGTGTTGTTCTACAAAATAAGTTAATTCAGAGGAACGTAATGCAATGGCTTCAGGTTCTTCTACACTAATATACTCGGCTAAGATATATGTATCCCCCAACACAAGATTCGGCATGGTGATTCCAGGAATCAGTTCTCCAGAGATTCCTGTAGGAGGGATAGACCGGTTCAATCCATAAACTCGCTGGGCAGAAGCAGGATTGGATCGCCAAAAAGAGGATCCCACTGCCATTAACATAGCACCAGGAGGTGTGACCGGATTGTAAACACTTCCTGAAACCGAATCCACTCGTGCATCCGTGTACGTCAATGTATTTAATGGATGAAAGGTGACATGAACCACAACAGACTCTGCTGAAATAGCATCCAAGGGAAGATATTGAGCCAAGGATCCAGAACAGAACCAAAAGGGAAGAGGAACATAGACGGTCAATCCACCAGCAGGACCGACCGATCTTTGAGGGGAATAATTAGTGGGATTTCGTTGAATCATTTGATTTTTAGCAGCAAGCGCTTCCAGTGGTTCATATAATTCGTCCAACACCTCCAACAATCGTCCATCAATGCGATCTACAATCGCTCCACCAATTTCCAATTCAATCATATTAATCATGGCATGACCGATGGCATTGGTCCAGCCGAATAAAGGTCCTAAAAATCCACTTAGGTCGGTCACACTGGTTCCACCTGCTGCACGAATCGCAGCTAATTGAGGTGTAAGGAGATCGGGAAGAGTAACCACCAGTGTTAAATCTCCTACCAGTTCAGCAAGTCTTGGCAGTGTCAACGATACTTTGGTTCCAAATGCAGGTTGACCATCAAAATTAATACGCCGGTGTTGGGCTGCCCAACGAGTGGTTTTACGAACAACGGTTACAAATTGAGAGATTTCAGGACGACCAAGAGGAGGATGCAAACGACTTTCCGCTAAGCCGCTGCTTACTAAGGTTAAACTTGTAGCAGGGGTACTTGCCATCTTAATAATGCTACGGAATATATGCTGTGCATATATTCCGTAGCATTATTAAGATCGTGATTTATTTTCAACAACAAAGTTGTTGAAAATAAATTGCCATCTAATTTTAGTAAGGATGATTTGTGAAACAAATCATCCTTACTAAAATTAGATCAAGATAAACATGAGCGCTATGCGCTCATGTTTATTGCCATCTAATTTTACTACGGAATATATACTTTGCATATATTCCGTACTATTATTAAGATCGTCATAAGAAACAAACAATAGTTAAAAAATAGAGACTGTTTATCATTCGGTCTCTTCAATCTCCTTGCGCCTCAATTGATGCATGGATCTATCGCGGCGAAGAAGGTATGTATCGACACCTAGGTCATCAATGAGAGGCTTGTGGTCTGCAATGACGGACTCGGCATATTGACGAACATTCATAGGAAGGGTTGTCTTGCCAGTAATTCCATGGACGATCTCGCGATTGTACACGTAGATGAGAAATTCATCTACACTAGGGCAGCGCTTGTACTTCTGAATAAATTCTGCGAAGTGATTGTCACTTGAGAACCACGTTCGAGTGGCAGTCTCAGCGCCATAGAGCATTGTCGCAGCCACCTTCCAAGGAATTGGAGTGATTGGTGGGCGACAGGTCGCCTTGCAAATAGCAAGATTGATACGCTTGACTTGATTCCATGCGTATGTAGGAGCAGGAAGAGCAGGAGCACTGCCATACACCTCAAGATCGCCAAGCGATCGATTGGGGTGCACCTTGCTTGCCAGATCGACAAGTTCTTCGACAGGAAGCTCCTTCCAAAGGGGAGGGAGTTCTGCAAGGACGGCAGCCACCTGTTCAGGGACTGCGGGTCCATCGTGAAGAATCCAGGCAGGAACCTCTTCACCAGGAAGAGTCGCATCATTTGGAATGCGCAAAGCAGCTTGGTACAGAGCGTTACTACGCTGCTGAAAGTGCTTGAAATTGCCCTTCTTTGATGCCCAGAGCATGGAATCCAAGATGCGCGTACGAAGAATGTGCCGGCGTGACTCCGTAGGGAGAGGATGTCCGGTGAGACTGTACAGTGCAAGGAGAGGCTCCACGCAGGTCAAATGCGGGCGAACTGGGTCGCGCGCTGCAGAAAGGCGAAGTTGCGCTCCTGCATTGAGCACGAACCAAAGGGATGCTTCAAGCGATCCAATGGTGGTGACGTACTCAGGACGACCTCCTAGGGAAAGGAAGGTCGTATGATGCTTCAGACGGAAGATCATTTGCTCGCGAAAGAATGGTTCGAGATGCGCGAGATACTCGGTTTTCTGAATAATCATCCAGAGAACAGCGAACCAGAGATCCTGATTACCCGCTAGCTTGCCTCCTGTAAGGATGCGAGCAAGGGTCCAGGTGGTTGCTTTGCATGCCTCTTCCGTGGGGGAGAGGCAGATGCCGCCAAGAACATCCTTGCGACTCATGGGACTCTTATCAAGTCCTCCTGCCTCTTGGTAGCTTGCAAGCCCGATCGGATGATCAAGCCAAGCGACAATCTTGGCAACCACCTCGGGATGGAGGAGTGCATTCAGAGGATTGTTGAGGAGGAGATCTTGGAGTCCCTTGTCAAGACCCGCGAAGACGCGGGATCCATCGGTACAGACAAGAAGGATCAGATCACGTTCCTTGTCCAAGGAAATGGGGCAAGGAAAGGTGGGAGCCGTTGTATCCGGTGCAACCTCTGTGACTGCCACACTCATAGGGGAGGCGGCAGATGCAGTGGTAGCACGGGAAAGACGAGCGGCATCAGCACGGAAGGTGCTGCGAAGAGATCCTGCTGCCTTGCTGATGAGATCATCGATCTTGGCAGACCATGACTCGGGATCAGCACTTCCATAGTACTCATCACAAATGTGACGAAATGCTAGGAGAGCGGCAGGATAGTCCTTCTCACGCAAAGAGGTGTGAGCCATTTCCATGGAACCGCTCTTGCTGGAGGCATGAGCGGTAGACACGACAAGATGCTTCTTCAGAGCTACAAGAGCTGCATGAAGAGACGCATTGCCAGTTGTCCCCATGGTCTTCACGATGATGGCATCAAGAAGAGTGGGATAGCGTGCCTCAAACTCTTCGACCGTGCGGATGGAGGAGATCTCTGCAAGCGCTGCCAAACTGGCAGCGCTCACTTCAAGCTCACTCTTCTGCATGTAGCCATTTGTTGCCATGTAGGTAAAGACCTGTGACGAACCGTTGCGTGTGAAAGGGCATGTGACACTGAGGTTCACAAGTCCGCCCGTATCAATGAGATGGGCAGTCACAGACGCAAAGTTCCAGGAATCACCAAGGACACTGGCACATCGATCAATTTCAGACTGACCGACTTGTCCATCTGTTAGGATGACCAAGTCGTCGTGGAAGTTGTTGGCACGAATCCAGTCCGCAATCTGCGAAGAATCCGTTCCACCACTTCCTTCCATCCTTTGATTGATCCGTGCAAGCTCCGCTTCGGAAGCGCGCATGGCACTCGTATTCCACATCAGAATTATGATCTCTGCGTTGATTCCTTTGAGGGCTAAGAACAGCGTTTGAGTGAGATCATGGTACTTGCGGCTACCGAACGTACTTCCAGAGCGATCATACGCAAATAGGATTCTGCGCTTGATGGGTGTGGAAGGACTGGAACTGCTAGAGCTGCTAGAGCTGCTAGAGCTGTTGGAGCTGCTGGAGGCAACTGCAACAGAGGGGCATGGATTATCATTGCCGCACATCTCACATGTCACCTTGGAGAATTCATTGTCGAATGTGCACTTTGTGCACGCCCATGTAGGACGCGCACTTGTAGAAGGCTTTATACACGATAACATTTTCGAAAGAGTAATATTTCTTAGTATGAAATACAAGTATCTTAATTCAATTTTATTCATATATATATAGTTGTTAAAAATTGATATTCTATTTTTAATAAGTATAAGAATATAACAATAAGTTATATCATGTCTACCGGTCCAAGTCTACCAACATCTACCCAACTCAAGCGATGCGATGCCTCATACTTTGATCCTGAGAAAGGTCATGAAACAAATCCTCGTTTGGAAGTGCTTCTTGAGACCTATCTAAAAGAGAAGACGGATGCCAGGTACAACGTCTATAAAGCGTATTTCTTGGATCTAAATGTCTCTCTTGACAACATTCATCCAAAACAGCACTAGTAGATTGCGAGTGTTCGTGCGGAGGGATCGGTTGTCTCACCACTCCACTTAGGAAGCCACATGTGAGGAATCACTGTGGCTTTTTTATCCCCATACAAATCATTAAAAATAGTTCGATACCAAAGGGATTCAAGAGATGTTGGAGGATTGTGAGTTGTGGTAAGAGATGGAAGAGACAGGGTTTTCACATGTTCTTGAATCTTACTATACCAAGAATCGTGAGTAGAACTGACCCCATCGCTAAAGGCTTCTTTTCTACGCCATAATACTGCCTCAGGAAGAAGACCGGTTTTAGCAAAGGCATTTCGTAATAACGATTTTTCAGCACGAAATCCTTTCACAGGGCGTCGCAATGCAGTAGATGCCATCAACCAGTTGCTCACAACATGTTTATCCAAAAACGGGGTACGAGGTTCCAATCCATGACAGGAAATGCAACGATCCGACCGTAGTACGTCAAATAAATGAATTTCCTCCAACAGCCTCTTACATTCGGATTCAAACTCCTCATTGGAAGGAGCATTGTAAAAATATAAATAGCCTCCTCCTATTTCATCACTTCCATCCCCATTTAATACCACTTTAATGTCTGTATGTTCACGGATCCATTTTCCTACTAACCAATTTCCTACAGAGGCTCTTACAGAAGTAATATCATAGGTTTCAGTTGCCTTAATCACATGAGGAATGGCGTCCAAGAAGTCTTTTGCCTCCAACATAATTTCATGATGTATGCTTCCAATATGCTCTGCCACTTGTTTTGCATAAATCAGATCGGTTGATCCAGACATACCAATAGAGAAAGTATGAAGTTTTGTAGGAAGATATTTTGCAGCCAGAGCTGCTACTAAACTGGAATCTAGTCCGCCACTTAACAAGGCTCCTACTGGTCGTTCCGTCACCAAGACTCGTTTTTGCACAGCTATTTCCAATGATCGACGCAATCCTAAGGAAGCGGTTGCCTCTTCCACATAACTATATTGTTTATTGGTAGGAACTCTATAATACTGATCTCCGCTGATGCATTCATACGTCTTACAATCATATCGCTTCCAGGTCCCTGGAGGGAAAGGACTTACAAAAATGCAGTGAGAAAGAGCTTTGAGTTCACTTGCCCACATCTTTGCACCCTCTTTTGTAACTCCTTCAAAGAGTGGTCGAACTCCTAGGGGATCACGTGCAACTAGCAAGGTATTTGTTGCAGCATCATATGCCAAGATCGCAAAGACTCCGTCTATAACTCGAAATGCATGAGATGGAAGTACCGTAGACAGCAGATAGGGCAGGATCGCACAATCACTGGATCCTGCAGGAATATTCCATCGAAATTCTTCTGCCACTTGTGCATGATTATATAGTTCTCCATTGCACATAAGAGTCCAATATCCCTGTTGAATGGGTTGTGAAGTGAAGGCTCCTTTTACAGGTGTAACCCCATTAATGGCAAGGCGTGTAAATCCGAATAGAAGATTCGAGTCGGGAGGAGCAGCATAACAAATTTCTTCGGGTCCGCGTGGAAGAAGCATCTTTACTTGTTCTATAACGTCTGGGGATTGAAGAGTCCAGGTTGGATGTCCAAGACATCCCCATACTCCACACATAATGAGTTCTACTCATTCTGTGTGGAGTATAAATACTTAAAAAACCGCAAATAATTTATTTATTCAATGGCTATGGCAGGCGCTGCATCTGCAGGTGCTTCGGCAGATGCAGCAGGTGCTTCAGCAGGTGCTTCAACAGGTGCAGGTGCTTCAACCGGTGCAGGTGCTTCAACAGGTGCAGGTGCTTCAACCGGTGCAGGTGCTTCAACAGGTGCAGGTGCTTCAACAGGTGCAGGTGCTTCAACAGGTGCAGG